GCCGCTCCATTGCCATCGCCAAGGACAAAATCGCGTTCAACGCCATTCACGGCGTCGGCGGCGCAACTGCCTTGGCAGGCAAGACGGGTACGGTTGTGAAGGGAACCGAAACGGGAACCAACGACCTCGTCGCCACGAGCGCGGCAGACGTGCGGAACCTGTGGGCAACCATCACCGCGAACGGCGCCATGAACAACACGCAGTTCGTTGCTCACCCGACCATCGTGTCGCACCTCATGAGCCTCGCCAACGTGTCGAGCGTTGACGCCTTGGTTCGGGATGGCCGCATGTTGGGCTACAACCTCCTGACCTCTGGCTCCGTTCCGTCAATCGACGCGGGCGCGGTGTACGCCTCGCAGCTCATCACGGGCGGCGCGGACGTTGCCCTCGGTGCTGCAACGGGATGGGATGCGCTCTACTTCCTGTATTTCGGCGATTGGAGCGACATGTTCCACTCCGTTTGGGGCGGCCTCGACGTCACGATTGACCCATTCACCTCTCGGAAGACGGGCAACATCAACATCGTCGTTGACACGTTCTTTGACGCGAAAGTTCGCCGCGCGGGTGCGCTCGGTGCGTTGCCTGCATCGGCTGCAAACATCCTCGGAGCTGACAGCTAATCATAGCTGACCCGACACGAAAGGGGCGCGCCGTCAAGGTTGCGCCCCTTTTGTAATTTAGGGGCATGCAGTACAGCATCAACTACACGTCAGCCGCCACCGCTGCCGACATCATCACCACCGCAGACCTTAAGCTACACCTACGTGTTGACCACGACGACGAGGACACGCTGATCGAGGCACTGCGCGAGGCAGCCATCGCCCATATCGAGGACTACTGCAACGTCAAGCTCGGCGACGTGACGGCGGTGCTGTATATGGATCGGTTTCCCACGGTGTTCGAGATTCCCGTCGGCCCGGTGCAATCGGTGGAATCCGTCAGCTACGACCCCACCACCGCCACCAACGTCACGCTCGCGGCGTCGGCATGGTACGCCGACCTCGTCCGCAAGCCTGCGCGCGTCGGCGTCATCAACCCGCCATCGACCGCCGACTACAACTTCAACGGCGTGCAAGTGGCGTTCACGGTCGGCTATCCCGAGGCAAGCGTACCCGCGCCCATCGTCCACGCCATCCGCCTCATCGTCGGCCACCTGTACGAACAACGGCAGCAGGTTGTGGTGGGTACGATTACGGCAGAGCTGCCGCTCGGCATCCACGCGCTGCTCAACCCTTACCGAATCGTCAGCTTCAAATGAGAATCGGAAGAGCCGACCGCCGCGTGACCATTGAGCGCGCCACCTACACGACGAACGGCTACGGCGAGCGCGTCGCGTCGTGGGCAACGGTCACGACCGTATGGGCCGAGCTGATGAAGTCCAGCGGCATCGGCGAGAGCATTACGAACAACGCGCAGGACGTCGCCCGGCAAACGCTCTACTTCAAGGTTCGGAGCAGCACGACCACGCGCGGCATCAAAGCCGACGACCGCCTGACCTACGCGACCCGCACCTACGACATCAAAGGCGTCGAGGAAATCGGACGCAACGCCGAGCTCGTCATCGTCTGCGAAACAACGACGACGTAATGGGACTGGGAAAACGCATGGCAACGGGCGGCGCTCGATCTACGGGTGGCCTCGGTTCGCTTGGCGTTCGCAACGTCGCGCAGGGCGGATTTGCTGAAATCGGCGCGGATACAAGAGGCATCGAACGCAAGTTTGCCGCGTTGCTCAAGGCGGTCGGCGACGAGCAGAAGCAGCTCAAAATCCACCGCAAGGTTGCTAAGATTGCGCGCCAAACAATGCGCGAACAAGTGCAGGATAGCCCCGTGACAATTCGCGTGCGGCGTTCAGGGCGCGACGGCGGCAAGCGCGGCCCGTCTTACGACATCGAGCCTGGCACGCTCAAGCGTTCCATCGTCGCGTGGAAAATCCGACAAGAAACCGCAATGTGGGTAGGCCCGCGCGCCACGGGCAAGGTCGACCGCAAGGACGGTTGGTTCGCGGGCATCGTGGAGAGCGGGCTGCAGAACTTTGGCCCAGGCCGCAACAAGGGCGCAATGCAACGCGGCAAGATGAAGGCGCAAGGCCCCGCGCTTCAAATGTTGGAAAGTGAATACAAGAAAGTCATCGCAAAAGCAGCGAAGAAATGAACGCAGGAAAAGCCATCTACTACCTCCTGTCCAACGCCTCAAGCGTTACGGACATCTGCGGCACGCGCATCTATCCCGAGCTTGCAGAGCAGGAAGCCCCCACGCCGTTCGTCGTCTACGAGGTCATCAGCGTCGACCCGGACGACACCAACGACGGCCCCGCGAAGCTGGACGAGGTGAGCATTGACATCACCGCAGTCGCTGATAGCTACGACACCTGCGCCGACCTTGCGAGCGCCATCCGCTCGGCAATCGATCGCGTGCGCGGAACGTACAACGGCGTCAACGTGGATTCAATCCAATACAGCACCACCGACACCGACGTCTTCGACAGCCCCCGCCGTTACGCCATGACCGCTGGGTTTATTATCCGCATCAGCCGCGACGACGCCCAAATTGCCACGGGGCAGCCGATTGACCTGCTGACCATCCTGCGCCTCGCCGACACGCCGAGCACCTACGGCACGACCGGGCAAGCCCTCGTCATGAACGCGGAAGGCGACGCACTCGAATGGGGTGACGCGGCAAGCGCACTCGGCAGCCTGACCGATGTCAACCTCGACGACCCGCAAGACCACGAGGCACTGGTGTACGACCAAGACACCGCCACGTGGATAAACGGCGCGTCCACCAAAATCGGGATTCGCGTCATCAACCAAACGGGCGGACCGTTGTTCCGTGGTTCACCCGTGAAGGCGGTGGGCGTTCAGGGCGACCAAATACAGGTTGCCTTGTTTTTCGCAGCGTCGGACGACGGCAAGCGGTTTGTCGGTTTGCTCGATTCAGACCTAGCCAACGGCGCGACGGGTTACGCTCGGCAGACGGGTATGATTTACAACTTGAACACGTCGGCATTCAATGTGGGGGACATCTTGTACCCCACCAACCAAGCCGTCGGAACTCTCAACAATGGGCTTGATTTCATGCAGGCGTTCCCGCCAAATGGAGGCGCAGGAGGAACGCCCGTAACCATCGCGGCGGCTATCGTCGTCCGCAAACACGCCCACACGGGCCGCGTGTACGTGCGCACGTGGACACCGTCGCTGTCGCTTGGTGCGTTGGACGATGTGAACCTTGACGTGGCTGTTTTGGGCAACCCAAATGCCCTTGTGTACGACGGCTCCAAATGGATTAAAGGTACGCCTACAATGCTCCTAAGCAGTTTGCGCAACGTCTCCCAAGGAACGGACGACCCGCCTGTGGGTTCCATTTTGACCTGGAACAACAGCACAAGCGAATGGATTGCCACGCCGAAAGCGTCCTTCCTTCCATCCGCTGACGCGTACTTCCTTAACCGATACACTTTCGAGGCAATTGCCGCCCGCCAAGCAGCCGACGCTACCCTGACCATCGAGCGGTATCTCTCGGTGCAAGCCGACGGGCACGGCGAAGAGCTGACGCAACAAACCGACACCCCCACGAGCGGCAACAAAATCGTCCGCAAGATTTGGCACAAGGCCGTCTCGTTCGAGGACAGCGACGTGTCCACGTGGACGCTTGTACACACGTTCGCCGACGATACCGCCTACGCTGACACCACCGCCACGTTCGACGCGCTGCTAACCGCTGCGACCTACGGCTCGATTCCGTTCAGCTTGGCGCAAACGTGGGAGGACGTGCCCGCGTTCACGGGCTTGCTCGACACCTACAGCGGCGCGGCGGCGGCTTACTCGCTGCGCTTGCTCGACTCGACGTACACGGGCGACGCTATCCGCGTCCGCAGGGCATCCGACAACGCCGAGCAAGACATCGGGTTCACCGACAACGAACTCGATACGAGCGCGCTGGCGACGTTCTGCGCGGGTACGGACGGATTCGTGAAAACTTGGTACGACCAAAGCGGGAACGGGAACCACGCAACGCAGACGACGGCGAGCGCGCAGCCGAAGATTTACGACGCGTCGACGGGTGTAATTACGCAGAACGGAAAGCCCGCTGCGTATTGGGACGGCTCAAACGACTACCTGCAAACGACCTACGACAACGCTAACGACTACACGGCGTTTTGGGTTCAAGTTTCCCTCAGCGGCGTAAGAGGTCAAGTCATTGGGCGCGGAACATCAGGCGCTCGACACGTTGTGGGTTGGAGCACAAGTAACAGCGTCTTCCATTACCGAGGTGGCGCTGCAGACATTCAAGCGAGCGGCGCAGCCGCGCAATACATCGGATACGCTTTAAGCAAACCAAGTTCGGCGGATTGCCGCATCGGCTACAACGGCACAACGGGCGGCACTTCCGCGCTTATCGGGACTGACCAACTTGTGGATATGGTCATTGGTGCAGAGCGGTCGTCGTTTACCAATTACGGAAATTCGCACATTCAAGAGGTCATACTCTACCCTTCCGACCAATCCGCCAACCGCTCAGGCATCGAAACCAACATCAACACCGCGTTCAGCATCTACGGACAATCACCCACGGGCTTCCTCGCGGACTACCCTGGCGCAGCGGCGGCGTACAGCTTGCGGCAGCTTATCAGCACGGCAACCTACGCGGTGGCGGTACGGCGCAGTTCCGACAACGCGGTGCTGCCTATCGGGTTCGTGAACGGCGAACTTGACACGACTACGCTCGCCGCGTTCTGCTCGGGGGCTAACGGGTTCGTGGCGGTTTGGTTCGATCAGTCGGGCGAGGGCAACCACGCAACGCAGACGACGGCGGCAAGTCAACCGAAGATTTACGATGCGGCTACGGGTGTGGTGATGGAGAATGGAAAACCTGCAACGCAATTTGTTTCCAAGCAAATGACATTGCCCGCATCTATCGGTGTTGACTTTAGTACAGCTTGGGTTTGGCGCTCGAACAACGAGGCAGCAAATCAACTTGTAATAAACACGCAAGTGGACTGTTATTACAACCCAGGAGCGCCTAAAAATTACCGCTTATTTTTTGGCGGCACTCTTTACCAATGGACAGCTAACGAAAGTCCCGCGCCTATCTTACCAAGCAATCAGACGGCTGTTTGGATGAATTACAGCACGTCCGCGTCTTGGTTTATGCGTACTAATGGAATTGAAAAAAGTTTCAGCGCAGGCGCTTCCTTTACTCCTTCAAACGGGGTTCTTGGTCAATTTTGCGACGCGCAAATTCAGGAGGTAATTATTTGGAACTCTAACCAATCCGCCAACCGCGCTGGCATCGAATCCAACATCAACGACCACTATTCAATTTACTGATGAACGGCTACATCATCGTCCTACCCGAAGGCGTTCTCACCTCCAAGGAACGCGCCGAAGCCATCACGCGGGAGCTGTACTGCATCACCACGCCGCGCGCCGTGCAAGAGCCGTACCAAGCGGACGGCACGGTGTTTGGCCTTGTCGCGCATCCTGACGGCATCCAATACGCGATGCAGGTGGACACCGACTACATCATCCCCGTGCATCCGCTGGCGACGTTGGAGCGGCTCGTTGCGTTGTTTCCTGAACTGACGGACACGGAGCGGATGAACTTGCAGGCGTACATCTTCGCGAACCAATCTTTCCCATTCGGGAATATTGTACCATCAACGACCACCGTGCGCACCTTCGAGGAGATGGAGGCTCTCGGATGGTTTCCAAGTGAAGAGCCATGAACGCGCTTAGGTTGATCGCGCTGGTTAGCTTGGCTCTTATGAGCTACCCTGTGGGTATTGCTTACGGCTTTTTCGTGCGGGCGTTTCGTTGGGTTATTTACGTGCTCATGTTTGACCTGCCAAAGATTAGGCAAGATGTCTACGGGCTTGGCGTGAAGATGTCGAGCGTACTTAATGCGGTCGCAGCGACGTGGCTCACGGCTTGGCTCATTGTGCCTAA